ATACTAGGAGAATAGGATGGCAGAACTAGAAAACGCTGAAGCAGTAGAGTTTGAAGTAGCAGACGATGCAGTAACAGAAGAGGTTCAGGACGAGAACTCAGTAGAGGCGGAAGCAGAGCCAAAACTGGAAGTAGTTCAGGACGAAGGGGAGCATGAGTTAGAGGAGTACTCTGATGGTGTTCAAAAAAGAATTAAAAAGCTGACATATAAGTTTAGAGAAGCAGAACGCAGAGAAAAAGCAGCTCTGGAATATGCTAAAGGTGTACATAAAGAACTTAAAGATGTAAAAGGCCGACTAAATCAGTCGGATAAAACTTTGATGGGTGAATATGAAGGCCGACTAGATGGACAGCTTGAAAAAGCGCGTGCTGACTATAAAACAGCATTTGACACAGGCAATTCTGATAAAGCAGCCGAAGCTAATGAAAGATTAGCTAAGCTAGCTAGTGAAAGAGATACTGTAGAAAGAGCACGTCGCCGTAAAGAAGTAGAATGGGAGAAAGCAGATATTGAGCTTTCTGCCGATGATGATTTTGATACTCAGGTACAGCAACAGTTCCAACAGCAGGCGCCTACTGACGATAGAGCAGTAGAGTGGGCTAAGGAAAATCCATGGTTTGGACAAGATGAAGCGATGACAGCATCTGCTTTTGCTTTCCATAATCAGCTGGTAACAGAAGAAGGGGTTGACCCGACTACTAATGAGTACTATAATGCAGTTAATGAACGAATGCGTGAGGCGTTCCCGCACAAGTTCAAAGCAAACAACCGCACGGCTCAGACGGTTGCAGGCAGCTCTCGCAAAGCAGTCAAAAAATCTGGACGCAAAGTAAGGTTATCCTCGAGTGAAGTAGATATTGCTAAACGCTTAGGTGTACCTCTAGAAGAATACGCAAAGTATAAGGGGGCTATGTAATGGCAACTAACAATGTGACGCTAAATAAGAACAAGCGTACGTCACGCGCTGCAAGTACTCGCGATACTAATGTTCGCGCTAAGTCATGGACACCACCATCACTATTGGACGCTCCAGAAGCTCCTCAGGGATGGAAGTACCGATGGATTCGAGCTGAGATGCTCGGTCAGGAAGACAAGGTTAATATGAGTAAACGACTTCGTGAGGGGTACGAGCTTGTAAGAGCTGAGGAACATCCTGAGTTTCAGGCACCTACTATCAATGATGGTACTGCACTGGATGGTTGCATAGGCACAGGTGGACTAGTTCTAGCTAAATTCCCAGAGGAATTTGTAGAACAGCGTAATGAATACTACAGAAGTCGCGCTGACGAACAACTGGCTTCAGTAGATAACGACTTGATGAAAGAAAGTAATCCGTCGATGCCACTTAGTTCTCCGGACAGAAAGAGCACGACAACCTTCGGAAGTCAGTCAAACTAAAATACTTTTTGTTTAATTTTTTAGAGAGGGTTTAGCAATGGCTAATTCAGATAATCCTAACGGCTTTACAGCTGTTAGACACCTAACTGGTGGTACTATCCGTATGGGTGAGTATCCTATCCAGTCAGGAGACAGTGGTGACTCTACTGGTATTTTTACCGGTGATGTTATGACTAGAGACACGGACGGTTATGCCGACCTTGCAGCAGCAGGCGACGCTGTGTTAGGTATTTTTGCGGGATGTACTTATACTGCTACAGATGGTAGCGTAGTATTCGCAAAGAACTTACCAGCAGACACTGCTACACAAGGTAGCGCAAGCATAACTGCTTTTATTTATGATGACCCAATGACTGTATTTAAAGCTCAGCACGATGGTACTGGCGCTTTTGCAGACAACGGTGCTTGTTTTGATGTAACTATTGGTACAGGTAGTACTAACAATGGCCGCTCTGGCGCTGAGTTAGATACTTCTACTAAAGCGGTAACAGGTCAGTTCAAGCAACTTGGTTTACACGACGTAACAGGCAATGCTTGGGGCGCGAGTGCTGAAGTTGAAGTTGTGGTTTTCGAACATGCTAATACTGCTGCGGCTGGTACTGGTGTATCTTAATAGGAGGATAGAAGACTATGGCAATCAATAGAGCTCAACTTGTAAAAGAGTTGGAACCGGGACTTAATGCCTTATTTGGCCTTGAGTACAGTAAATATCAAGACGAGTGGAAAGGTATCTTTGATACTGAATCTTCAGACCGTGCGTTTGAAGAAGAGGTTATGTTATCTGGCTTCGGTAATGCAGCAACTAAAGGTGAAGGCGCAGCTTTTGCTTATGATACTGCACAAGAAGTTTACACTTCTCGTTACAACCACGAAACAGTAGCTTTAGGCTTCGCTCTTACAGAGGAAGCAGTAGAAGACAACTTATACGATAAGTTATCTTCTCGTTACACTAAGGCACTTGCTCGTTCAATGAGTCACACTAAGAATGTTAAGGGTGCAGATGTATTAAATAATGCATTTAACTCTGCATATGCTGGTGGCGACGGTACTGAGTTGATTGGTACTCACACGTTATTAAACGGTAGTACTATTTCTAACGAGCCTTCAGTGGCAGCAGACCTAAACGAAACTTCATTAGAGAACGCACTAATCGATATTAGTAAGTTTACTGATGAGCGTGGTTTAAAGATTGCAGTTAAAGGACAATCTCTGATTGTTCCTTCAGACTTAATCTTTGTAGCTGAGAAAGTTTTAGGTACTGACCGTACTCTAGGTAGTAACAATAACGACATCAATGCGCTTAACTCAATGGGCGTATTACCAGGTGGCGTTGCTGTTAACCACTTCTTGACTGACGTAGATGCATGGTTCGTTAAGACTGATGCACCTAACGGTATGAAACACTTCAACCGTGTTGGCATGAAGACTGGTATGGAAGGCGACTTCGAAACTGGCAATGTACGTTATAAGGCTCGCGAAAGATACTCTTTCGGTTGGTCTGATTTCCGTGCAGTGTACGGTTCACCAGGTGCTTAATTAAGCACAGAATAAAAGCACCTCTCGGGGTGCTTTTTTATTACCTTGAATTGGGTTATAATGCTTATATCTTTTAAATGAGCGGGTAAAACCCTCTTCTCATAGGAGGCAATATGGCAGACACAGTAACTAGCCAAACTATTATGGACGGTACAAAGACTACCGTTATGAAATTTACAAATGTATCAGATGGTACAGGTGAGACAGCAGTAGTAAAGGCAGATGCCTCAGCACTACTGAATGCACCAACTAAGCTTAAAATTATGCGTATGTGGGCGATGACTAACGGCATGGCTGTTAATGTTCTTTTTGATGCTACCGCAGACGTACTAGCATTAACTGCACCTGCAGATGAGGCTATACATTTAGATTTTAGGTCTTTTGGCGGTATTAACAATAACGCAGGCTCTGGTGTAACTGGAGATATAGCATTTACTACGGTTGGTGCTAGTGCAGGCGATACTTATAGCATTGTTTTAGAGTTATCTAAATCATAGGGGTAGCTAAATGGCGACTTCAGGAACTACAGCTTTTAACTTAGATGTATCAGACATTATGGAGGATGCTTACGAGAGATGTGGGCTAGAACTTCGTAGTGGCTATGATGCTAAGACTGCTCGCCGTAGTATGAATATCATGCTACAAGAGTGGGGCAATCGAGGCATCCATCTATGGAAAGTAAAGAAGACAACGCAAGCGCTTACAGATGGTACGGCATCGTATACTTTAGATAATAAAATCATAGACTTACTAGATGTTAATAGTAAGCGCTCTGGTACTGAGCTATCTATGTCTAGGATGTCTAGAGCTGATTATCATTCTCGTCCTGATAAGACTACCGAAGGTAGACCTACTCAGTACTATGTAGAGAGAACATCAACCCCTACTTTATATGTATGGCCTACTCCTGAAAATAGCACAGATACTATTGAGTACTATGCTATGGAGAAGTTAGAGGATGTAGGGGATAGTATGAAAAATGTAGACGTTCCTACTAGATTCTTACCTGCTTTGATTGCGGGGTTAGCTTATTACATTAGTATGAAGAAAGCACCTGATAGAATACAGCTTATGAAATCTATTTAT